GACAAACTCAAGGGACGCCCTTTTAAGGGCAGCGAAACCTGTAGACAGAGGGCTGGCACCAACCAGCGATTGCCAAACACACCGAGTGATAGTACGTTTCAACTTTATCCGTACGAATCGCCACCAAAGGCAGATTCGATAAAGAAACCGATAAAGATTAAATTACGAACACGTCTCCCATCACCAAAGCGACAGAAAACTTCGGATTCTTCTTCTACTGATCGCGAAGAAGAACGCAGGAAAACAAAGCAAGAACACAGCGAAAGGAAAGAAAAACGTTCGGTGAGCACGAAGGACTTAGTATTTAAGGCACAGTCTGAAAATGACACACAATTAAAAGCCAAAATCGATTCACTTAAAGAAACTATAAGTGAAATCAAGCAGAAAGAAAACATTGAAAAACAGAAAGCGGCGGAACAGAAACTTTTAACGCCGTTGACTATTCCCATGTACGGAAATTTTTCTTATACACTCGGAGATAAGGAAAATTCGCATTTGGTTGGACCATTGATCCGATTGTTCAATTCAGTATTTCATGGAAGCAAACTTTCAGCCCAACGCATTAAATACAACTTCTCCTATAAAATCAATGACATGCTCTCTTTCGATGGGGACCTTAGATTAGATTCGAATAAAAATACAGAGCTAACCTCCGTCAGAAAAGAAATGTGGTGCACATTGGAAGCATGTTTTGAAACTCATTTGCCATTGTTTGGATGGACACAATATAAGACCCACATCGAAAACTTTGTCATCGATTATCATTCATTCAGGAATGCGTATACTTGTTCGACAGCTGGATTTACTAAGAATTTGGAAGATTTCTGGCAGCGAGCTGAACGGGCAGTAAGTTCAATTGTATCGCAGAATGCAGATTCGAACGTGAACTGTACCGCATTAACAGAATTTGATTCTACCATAATGACAATTTTTTCATTTCGGATGCATTATTTGCAGAATGTCGTAGAACAATTGGGTTTTCAGAGGGCCCCAGCAGGAATGTCAAATACATATACGGGTACAGAGTTGGCGAAATTCCACTCCCAGCTTTGCCAGAACCAAAATCAGATATCGACATCCGACGGACTGGGGCAAGTGACAAGACCCATCGCGCACCTGCACTGGTTGCGTGCGCTGGTACAATTGCCGGAATTGCTCCGCCCACTCCCGACATTAGTGATTCAGAAAATGCGATTTATGGCGTTGAAAAACGGATCGCAGCGTGTCCTCCCGTACCTAGTAAAACGGAACTTGACCAATTTTCCGCTTTTATTAGAAATTGGTGCAGTACTAATCTTAAGCCACTTGATGCTCAGACCGACCTCGGCGTTGAACATTGGCTCGAAAATACTAACTACAGTGCTGCCAGAAAGCTTCAAATTGCCAGTGCTAGCTATAACATCAACATTAGAAACTGGAATCAACCTGCTCACGTCAAGCGTGTCCGCCGCGTCAAGTGTTTTATTAAAGACGAATCATATCCTGAATTCAAGTATCCCAGAAATATTTTCGCACGTAGTGACGAATTCAAGTCTTTATTTGGGCCCCTTTGTAAGCAGATTGAAAATGTTGTTTACCAGCACCCTGAATTCATAAAACATGTACCGGTTAGGTTGAGAGGTAAGTATGTTCAAGATTATCTCTATCGTGACGGAAATAAATATATGGCAACTGATTATACAGCATACGAATCACATTTTACAAATCAAATAATGAAAGCAGTAGACCGACTGCTCTTTGAACACATGACACAAAAACTTCCTGACAGAAAATATTACCTAGAACTATATGATGAAAATATAACTAAAACCAATTTGTGCTTCTTTAAGCATTTCAACTTAAAGATAGAAGCAACGCGAATGTCAGGAGAAATGAACACTTCCTTATCGAATGGCTTTGCGAACTTGATGCTGACAAAATTCGTATTACATAAAAAGAACGTCTCAAATGTTCCGACCCTGGTAGAGGGTGACGATGGACTTACCTCGTTGCCTAAAAGTGTGGAGGTACGACCAGGAGATTTCTCCATTCTTGGATTCACCATAAAAATATTAATATTCGAGAAGCTTAACGAAGCGAGCTTCTGCGGCCTCATTTTTGATGAACGCTCGGGCGACGTAATCACCGACCCGATAAAATTATTATCTTCCTTCTTCTATACCAATGGAAAATATGCGAAAGCGACGTTAAAGAAGAAACTGGGCTTATTGAAAGCTAAAGCCATGTCGGCATATGTACAATATAAAAATTGCCCTATCGTTGGCCCGTTGGCATACCATTATTGCAAGGTCTTGACATCAACTAAAACACAACACAAGACCGACGCGGAATATAAATATAAATTCAGTCAAATCAAAGACGAAATAACAAAAATTAATTGGAGGGAACTGCAACCACCTGAAATAACTGTAGATTCTCGATTATTGATGGAAAAAATCTTCAAAATTCCAACTGACATACAATCAGTGTGGGAAGAGAAGATTTTGTCCCATGAAATTTCGAGAGACTTGCAGTTACCTATGGCTGATATTTATTTTCCCTCTACACATTATTTATACCATATGATGTACTCTTCGTCTTATTATACCGATTTACCCGGGCACTTGTGGCCACAAACCTTTCCAATAGTACATACCATCGCCCGTTCAGAAAAATGCAGCCAGCCAAGAATGTAAAACAAAACAACAATTCAACTAAACAGTTGAACAACAAAAACAAACAAAAACAAAATAAAAGAAATGCGAGAAGAAGAGTAAATTCAAAGTTACCCCAAATCAATAATTTCAAGCTATCGAATTGCGCCCGATTATACCTACACGCTTTGGTCAATCCTTTCGTACAGATCGACGGTCCCTCTTTGCCTTGTATCCCTGACTATATAACACTGCCTTCCAACAAAGTGCAGGTAACAGCCAGAGGTACGATGGTATTGGGGACCGCCGGTGTAGGGTACGTTTTGGTTGATCCCTATGCGGGCATATCAAACTCCGGATCAGTAGTTGGATCAAATGTATCGTTCCCTGTCCTATATACAGATGCAACATACACTTTTCCCAATTTAAATTACCTTCCATCCGGAGGAACCTTGCCCACAGGCGTAAGTGGAGCAAATACCAATTCACCTTTTACCATAACTGCAGCCCCTCTTGCACGAAGTCAAGTTAGACTTGTAGGAGGGGGGATTAGACTAAAATACTCGGGAACACAACTCTATAAAGGAGGAACAATGGCGCTATATAGGCAGCAGGACAATACAAGTATCGCGTCTGGCGCTACAAACTCAGCACTATTGCAGGCACCTTTGTCCGCAGCAGCGCCGGTAACCCGTGACTGGCATAGCGTCACTTACAATCCCGCATCTATTACTGATGTCTCATACCAGACCTTTAATCCGTATAATGGAATATTAGGAAATTCACACTATTGTCTACTAATCATGGTCACTGGACCAGCAGTTAACACAATACAACAAACTTTCGATTTTGAATATACCGCTTACTTCGAACAAATAGGGTCAAATTTGCAACTTTCACCTTCACATTCAGACCCGGTAGGCCATGGAGCCATACAAACCGCAACCGCAAATGCAAGATTGTCTGTACAACCTCCTGCTGAGCAGGAGAGAAGCATACTCACGGATATCGTGAAATTCGCAGCAGACAACATGTCAGGCATGGTAAATTTTGCCGGCACTGCAGCGAGAGCCGCAATGAGAGGCGTAGAAAAATACGCCTTGAGCGAAGCCATCAGTGGAGTTGCGCCACTGATGTTGGCGTTGTAGGCAGCAACGCAAAGAAAACTTCAATTAACCTTAGTTTTCCCTCCTTTGAGGTCTTTTAGGTGGTACGTAGGGG